TATCAACAAGTGTTCGTCAGCACTAAAAAGGGGGTGAAAACAGGGTATTAATTCACAGTGTTAGAATTGACTGATATTTAACCAAGTGCTAAAATCAAGGTGTTCACGCGCGCGCAACAAGATTATATTACACAGGATAAATACAATGGCTAGACAAAAATCACAAAGTAATTCTACAGCAGCAGCAATTGCAAGATCTCAAGATTTAAAAGCGGAAATTCCAGTTGCTGAAGGCATAACATTTAGAGATGCAGAGGAAAAATTAATCTATGATCAGTTTGTACGTTCCCGTCAATTAGATAATTGGCGTGAATTTGACCTATTATTGCTTTATAAAGCGGCTCGATTAGAGCGTGATGTTCGTTCTCAACAACAAGCTCTTGAAGAAATGGGTTTAATTGTTGAGAACAAACGTGGTACACAAATTCCAAATCCACTCATCAATATTATTGATGGATACGAACGAAGATTGTTGGCAATCATACGGACATTAAGTTTAGGCGTTAGTGCTGATAAAGCTGGTGATTTAAATAAATCAGGTACAACAAAACAAGAAGCTGATGATTTAAAAAAAATTAAAACCGGTAAAGTTGTTAATCTTCTAGCACAATAGCGTATTCCATCATGACAAAATTATTAAATGACGTTATTAAACGGGCTATAAAGTGTGGTCCTGTCCCTAAAATGCGTAATTGGCGTAGAATAAAAATGACCAATCGCACCAGGGCAGAGTTGGCTATGACTTTCATAGAAACATACTGTAAAACGCCTGAAGGTAAACATGTAGGTAACCCTATAAAATTAGCTCCTTTTCAGGAATGTTTTATTTACGCAATTTATGATAATCCTCATAAAACAAGGAGAGCCATATTAAGTATCGGTAGAAAAAATGGTAAAACAGCATTATCAGCAGCTATTTTACTTCTACATATCATAGGACGAGAAGCGACACAGAACTCACAAATGATTGCAGCAGCATTGAGTAAGGAACAAGCATCGTTAGTATTCAAACTGGCTCATAAAATGATTATGCAATCATCTGAATTAATGGATTTGGTTAAAGTGATCCCTTCGCAAAAAATATTAACAGGGATACAAAAAAACGTAGAGTTCAAAGCTATTGCCAAAGACTCATCAGGTGGATCGACAATGGGTTTAAGTCCAGTTTGTATCCTGATTGATGAGTCTGGGCAAGTATTGGGGACCAATGATCCGTTTATTGAAAGTTTAACTACCTCTCAAGCGGCTCATGAAGATCCATTGTATATTACTATTTCTACACAGAGTCCATCTGATGCAGATTATCTAAGCACATTGATTGATGATTCTATTACATCACAAGATCCTCACACAGTAACACATGTTTATGCTGCTGATGAAAAATGTGATTTGATGGATAAACAACAATGGAAATATGCGAATCCTGCTTTGGGTATATTTAGACAATTACCTGATTTGGAAGATCAGCTTAAACAAGCAGTTAGATTACCGGCTAAAGAAGCAAGTGTTAGGAATTTATTACTTAATCAACGAGTAGCACAAGAAGCATTATTTATATCGGCATCTATATGGAAAAATAATAGTGCAGAACCTGATTTATCATTATTTAGAAATCCAGATAATGTTGTTGGTATGTCTTTGGATTTATCGGCAAGAAATGATTTGACCGCTGCTGTGATTGCAGTTGAAAATCCATTAGACAAACATGTACATGTTATCCCATTTGTATTTTGTCCTACTCAAGGAATTGAAGAACGCAGTAAACGAGATAGGGCACCGTATGACTCTTGGGTAAAAGAAGGATTTATGATCCCTATTGGTGGAAATAGTATGGATTATGAGCAGATCGCTACTTATTTAAGGGATAAATTGGATGAATTAGGAATAAGTTTGCAAGTTATAAGTTTTGATAGATGGCGAATGGACATTCTTGAAAAATGTTTTGAACAAATAGGAGCGTTTACTGGAGTGGAAAGAGTTCCTGTTGGGCAGGGATTTCAAAGTCAGTCCCCATCACTAGAAAATATGGAATCATTACTATTAGAGAAAAAAATCCATCATGGTAATCATCCGTTGCTGACGATGGGGGCATCGAATGCAATTGCTGTTCGTGATCCTACAAATGCTGTAAAACTTGACAAAAAGAAAGCAACTGCTAGAATAGATGTTTTACAAGCCGCACATCAAGCAATATATACTGTATCAGATGGTTTAAATTCAGGTAATATTGTTGATATATCGGCATTAGTAGGATGAATGATATGAATTATAAAAAGATATATGAGGATTTTATTGAAGATCGTAGAAAGAAAGAATTTAATTTATTGATGTCAGGTGAATATAAAGAAACGCATCATATTTTACCGAAATCTTTAAATGGTAGTGATGAACCAAATAATTTGATAAATTTATGTGCCGATGATCATTTATTTGCTCATTTACTGATAGCTAAAATACATGGTGGTACTCAATGGTACAGTATTTATCGTATGACAAGATTTCCAGAACAAGTGGTAAATAAATATGGTATCAAATTAAAAGGAAGAAATAGAAGATTTGTTTATTCTTTTGTTAGAAAAATGGTAAGTAATGAAATGTCTGGAATAAATAATCCAGCTTCTGTAAAAATTGTATATAAATTTATTCATGTTACTGGAAAAATCATTACTTGTACTCCTATTGAATTTTCGCAAAAAACTTTAATTGATAGAGCGACTGTTTGGGATTTAATTAATAGTGAAAAACTAACTTGTTTTAATTGGACAGTTAGTAACAAAATGTCACTACAACAATTACGCAGACATTTAGTTCAAAATAAACATAATAGATACTATAAAAATAAGAAAAAAATTACAATTCCTGGCGATCCTCCAAAATCTTATATTGAGTATAATCGTAAAAGGATGTCTAAAAATAGGTCAGAAGGGGTTAAAAATAAAAATGTAATAACATGGGTTAATTTAGACACAAATGAAATAATTAAATTGACTCAAAATGAAATGTTAACTAAGTTTGGAGGGAAGGAATCAGGATGGTCTTATGCTAAAAAAGGTACACGAACCACAAAAAATTGGATAAATATAAGATTTAAAGATGATCATAAAATAAGTACAAAAAACAAAACATACTCGTTTTACAATTTGAATGGTGAATCATTTACAGGAACTCAAACTGAAATTTCAAAAAACTTAGATATTTCAATATCTATAGTCTTTAAATTAATTTCTAAACAAGCAGGATTTACAAAAGATGGTTGGTATTTTTGTAAAAAAACTATGCTGGAATTTAAAGAAAATATAAAGAGAAAAGGACAATTACTTGCTCAAAAATCTAATAAAAATCGAAAAAAAGTAATTAATTTAGATACTTTAGAGATTTTTGAGTCAGTAAGAGAAGCTGCTAGGTCATTAAATAAAGAAAATAATGCTTCTTTGATATCAGCGGTCTGTTTAGGTAAAAGAAGTAATACAATGGGGTATCGATGGACATATTATGTTAGATAGGACTCAATTTTACAAACAAAAAGAATGGTATATTCTTCGAGCCAAAGCATTAAAGAGAGATCATCATACGTGCAGATTTTGTGGAAAGTCAGTTAAGGAAAAAGGACAAGCACATATTGATCATATTAAGCGTAGAACGACCCACCCACATTTAGCATTGGAGTTGTCTAATCTTCAAACATTGTGTGTTAAATGTCATGGAAGTATAAAACGTAGAGATGAGAACAATCCAAACAGGGGAATTAATCCTGATGGAACACCCGTTGATCCTAATTCAGAGTGGTATAATTAAATATGAACGGTATTTTAGGTAACAATCAAGGTAAGATAAAAAATTTAGAAGATACAATTGATAAACAATCTTTGCAAATAAAAATTTTAGAACAGAGTAATGAAATAATGAAACATGAAATGGAAGCATTGAAATGTTATTACTTAGCTTTAAGAAAAGAGATCAATTTTATCAATCGTATTAATAATAGAGATAATGTCAAAAATATTAGCGTAGAAAAATAAAATCTCCACTTTGAGTTCAATAATCATATAATATTGAACTCAAATCTCCACTTTACCCTTCAAAATATTGACAATTCGCAGAGCATCGTACTATAATCGAAAAAAATACAATTATTTTTTGAGGTTTTATCGTGAATATTAATAAAATGATCAACATTTCGATTAAAAAAGCAGTAGGTGATCAGTTTAATGGAGACATTGAAGCGATATTATCTACTGATGCTTTAGATCGAACCCGTGAACACTTAGATTATTCTAGTGTAAAAATGCCTAGTTCTGTTCCTATGTTGTTCAACCATAGTTATGACAATGTTGTTGGTACTTGGCATACATTGCGTAAGATCGGGAATAAAATTTTAGCAAAAGGATCACTTGCTAAACAAGGAACATCAGCTTTAGTAGATACTGTTCGCTCATTGTTGGAGCAAGGACATCTTAAAACAACATCAATTAGCGTTACTATTAACGATTCTAAATTAGATGATAATAGTGGTTATGAACGATTGTTTGTAAATGAGATACTGGAAGGATCTATTGTACCTGTACCTGCTAATAGTGAAGCCATTATAACATCTGTAAAATCAATGAATTTAGGGAGTGATACCCTTGATATTATTGCAAAGGCTGTCGAGACAGACGGTAGTAATAAGTCTAAACAATCTAATAAATCTAAACCCGATTCACAAGTTAGTGATAGCAAGGGTTCCAATGTAGTAAAATCGACAAAAGGAAATACTCAAATGTCACTAGCAGCAAGAATTAAAAAATTACAAGAAGGTATCAGTGCCGGTCGTGCAGAAATGGACAGCATTGAAGAAAAAGCCGTTGCCGATGATAACCGTGATCTAAATGATGATGAGTTAGAGCAACTTGAATTATTATCTGATGATATTAATGTATCATTGAAGCAACTAGAAAAGATTGAAAAAATCGAAGAATCTAAGGCCACTCGTATTAAAGAAATGGCTGATAAAGATGATGATGCTGATAGGTCAACTTCACCTGCATCTTCTAAGAAATCATTTGGTACAGCAGCAAGAGCTACCAGTAATAATAAAGAAAAAGGCCATAGAGCAATGGCTACTATTGCTTCAGTTATTCGTGGTTTTGTTGAACAACGTAATCCTCAAGATGTGGCAAAAACACATTATAAAGATGAGCCTGAAATCGCATTGCTGACTAAAGCTGTTTCTGCTCCTGCACAGGCTGGTACTGCTGGATGGGCACAAGAGTTAGTTCAGGATACTTGGGGTGAGTTTTTAGAATTATTGCGTGATACTTCTGTTTATGCTCAATTACCTGGTAATCGTCTAAATTTTGATGGTTTTGGTAAAATTACTCTTCCTCGTCAACAAGGTCGTGGAGCTTTGGCTAGTTCGTTTATTGCTGAAGGTGCGCCTATTCCTGTTAAGCAAGGTGTTGTAGATAGTGTTGATCTTCAACCTAAAGGTTTAAAGGTTATTTCTAGTTTCACCAGAGAACTAGCATTACGCTCTAACCCTTCTATTGAAGCAATGATCCGTAGTCAAATAATGGGTGATACATCTGAAGTATTAGATACTCACTTCATGGGTACTACTGTTCGTGACGCAATCAATCCTGGTGGTATCCAAGACGCTGCTGAAATTGGTGCAGGTAATATCGCTACATCAGCCGGTGTAACATTGGCGAATATCTTAGCTGACACTAAGACTATGATCACCAATCTTACTACTAACCGTTTCACTAATGCGGTTTGGGTTATTAATCCAGTTCATGTTTTAGGTCTAATGGATATTCAAGACCCTGCTTCAGGAATTTTCACTTTTAAAAGTGAACTTTCCAGTGGTATGTTCCGTGGATTCCCCTACATTTCTTCAGGTAATGTACCTCAAGGTGTAGTGGCATTAATCGCTGACAATGCGTTTGCTTTTGCAAGTGAGTATGGTCCAGTAATTGATATGTCTACTAGTGCTTCATTGCATTATGAAGATACTACACCAGCACCATTAGTAGATAATACTGGAGTAGCTCTAACTGATATTTCAGATGTAGCTAATCCAGTACGTTCTTTGTTCCAGACTGATTCACTAGCATTACGTTTCAGCATGGGATTAGATCACCGTCTAGTTCGTGCTAACGGTTGTCAAGTTTTAGACACTGTCAACTGGTGATATCTATTTAAGTAACCTAAAAATTACTTAGAATACCACTGTTATTAACTGTAACAGTGGTATTTTTTTTCATAACTTGCTTTTACCTATAGTCTAAATTATAATCAAGTCATTTAATTTAAACAGGTAATTCCAATATGACCACTTTAAATAAACCTGAATTAACCTTAATTAATCCTTTAGTAAAGGGATTGAAAGGTATCGATCCCTACACATCAAAACCTACCGATCTAAAACAGTTTAATAAAGGATACATGGATCTTCCACTTGCATTGCAAGCTGAAAAAGATAAAAAGGTTCAAATCTATATCCATGAAAGTATGAATACTTTAATCCTTGAAGGTTCTGAAAAAGCTGATGATATACTAAAAGCTGAGGAATTAGCAAAAGCTAAACCAGTTAGAAAGAAAACTGTTAGTAGAACTAAAAAAGTTGAAGAAGATTCCGTAGATACAAATCAGGAATAATTACTAATGAAACTGGTAAAAACATTACGAAATTTGTTTAGCAAATCAAATACACCAATGCAGGATGATCAAGGGTGGACTATTTTTGGTGGATCCCCTATTCCTTCATCTTGGAGTCAAGGTTGGTGGCAAGAAGGCGCACGTTCACAGGACGTACAAGCTAATACAACAGTCACATCATGTGTTGATTTATATGCTAGAACAATGGGAATGTTACCAGTTGCTCATTATAAAAAATTACCTGATGGTTCCAAGGTATGTATTTCAAATTCTACAGCAGCAAAGATATTAAGAAAACCTAATAGTTACCAGACTAGAGCGGATTTCTTTATGAACCTTGTTCGTCAAGAAATGTTTAATGGTAACGGTTATGCTGTAGCAACTAGAGATAGTAAATTTCAAATTAGTTCTTTAGAGATTATGCCTTCCAGTTCAACCAGACATTATGTGGATCCTCAAGACAAAGAAATTTATTATCATGTTTCCGGCAACACATTAAACGATAAAAATTCTTTCTTAGCACCTCAAAGAGATATTTTACATATAAGAATGCAATCATCTGAAAATGATCCTTTACAAGGATTAACACCTCTTCAATCAGGTGTATTCGCTGCTGCTGCTGGTGACGCTATTCAAAAACATAATGCTTCGTTTTTCAATAATATGGCTAGACCGTCCGGCACATTGAATACTGATATGCAATTAACGGCTGCTCAAGTTAAAGAATTAAGAGATCGGTTTAATGATAAAGCACAAGGATTAAATTCTGGTCAAGTACCTGTATTATCCTCTGGATTGAAATTTCAACCCTTATCAATTACAGCTACTGATGCTGAGATGATAAAATTTTATCAAATGACAATTGGCGATATTGCAAGAGTCTATGGTATTCCTCAAATGTTAATTGGTTTGATGGAAGATGCTACGTTAAATAATGCCGAGACATTAATTAATATGTGGATAAGCCTGGCATTAGGATACGTGGTTGATCATGTTGAATTAGCATTAAATGATTTGTTTGAATTACCACCTGATGAATTTATTAATTTTGATTTAGATTACATGTTGCGTGGTGATTTAGAATCACGTATGAAAGCATATCAAGCCGGTATTAGTTCTGGTGTTTATTCCATTAATGAGTTTAGAGCTAAAGAAGGGTTGTCTATGCAAGACGGTGGCGATCTTATTAGAATACAAATGCAAAATGTCCCATTAACTTATTATCAGGATAAATTAGATCAAGACAATAGAAAAATTGATATAGAACAAGAAAAAGTAGATATTGATCGTGAACAAAATAAAGAATCAGTATCTAATGTTGATGATATTAACAGTAATGAACCTATAGATAGTGAAAAATTGATTTATGGTAATAATTTTTTACGAAAACAGAATATGTTAGGTGTAGAAGAAATTACAGATATTATTAAAAAAGCTATGGAATCAGAGGATTAAAAATTGATTAATAACCCTGAATCTTTTTTAGCGATTGGTAAAATATTAAAAGAACTTAAATTTGATCTTGAAAATCAGATTGATAATCCTAAAGTTTATTCCACTATTGGTAAAATAATAAAAGAACTTAAATCTGATCTTCAAGAACAGATTAATAATATTCCTGCACCTGAGAAAGTTGATTTATCAGAGATAAATAATGAATTATCAAAACAAGCTAATGATATTGATTTAACTGTTAAGACCACAGAAGATCTTCAAGAACAGATTAATAATATTCCTGCACCTGAGAAAGTTGATTTATCAGAGATAAATAATGAATTATCAAAACAAGCTAATGATATTGATTTAACTGTTAAGACCACAGAAGATCTTCAAG